TGGGCTGGCAAGTCAGGTAGAATTCATCCTTCTGTTTCTGCTTATATTAATGATCATCCTAAGGATTTGTTTGGAGCCGTTGATCCAGAAGAAAGGTACGCTGACCCCTCACCTCGTGGTTGGGACCGTGCCTCTCAAATTCTATTCAAAGGAGAAGAGCTGGGTTGGAACTCACATCTTCTAAATAAGAAGGTTTCTGGTTGTGTAGGCAAAGATGCTGGCATCAAGTATTCTAATTATTATGAGCATTACATGGAACTTTTACCAATGGTAGAAGATATTTATGCTGGCAAAGATGTATCTGCTAGATATAATGTATTGCCACCGTCAAAAATGTTAGTTGCTTGCATGATTATTTGCGCTAGATTTGCATCTCAATTAGACCAAATGACAGATGAATTTCCGCCATCTGTCAAGTATGTTGGCAAATTCTTGAACAAAGTTTCTCACGAAAATGTTTTAGTTGCCGTTAGAAGCCAAATTCAAATTGAACGTTTGGTAAAACACAGCCTCGATGAGCATGATTCGTGGAAAGATGTACTTGGTCGCATTAACAAAGAAGTAGATCAGTAAAACTTATTTGTTCGAGATATATAATCTATTGGAGTCTATATGAAATTTTCACGAATTATAGGAAAAGTTGATCCAAAATTAGTTCAACAAGCTGAGGAGAAATTGTCCAAAGTATTTCTTGAATTAGCTGTTAGATATGATAATGAACACGTGGGAAGTGGCTGGGGCGGTGACGCTCTCATCTTCGCTTTGATGTATCCAGTAGAACATTTTTGTACTCTAAATATGCCCACCGCCGCAACTGACGGTAGGCGTTTCTACTGGAATCCAAAATTCGTTATCAAACACTCAATCAAAGGTTTGAGAATTGTTTGTGCGCACGAAGCATGGCACGCAATTTATATGCACCCTTCTCGCAGAGGGTCTAGAAATCCTAAACTTTGGAACATTGCCGTTGATTATATTGTTAATGGCACGGTAATGGAAGATTTCAAATCTCGCAAGAAAGATCCGGCCGTTGAATTTACAAAAAATTTAGGGCGCTATATGCCACTTGATAAATTTTGTGAACTTGTCAAAGATCCTTTTGCCAAAATTGTTGGCTTTGAGGATATTAATCCTACTGTAGAAGATCCTAATGCTCCAACGGTTGAATTACCAGGGCCATGTGAAGATCGCGAATTAACTGCTGAAGAACGTAAATTATTGGAGAAGCGTGAGAAAGGTGCTAAATTTTATTACGCTGACCCAGGTCTTGAAGAAGACATGAAGAGGCCAGAAAGGATTTATGATCTTTTGTATAGTCTCATACCTAAATGCGCTAAGTGTGGACGATTGGGAATGTATCCTGTACCCGATAAGAAGAATAAAAAATCTAAACAGGCCGGCCCCAAAGATAAAGGAGACAAATCTCAACAAGGTGAGCAAGGTCAAGACAACCAAGGTGATCAGGATAAAGATGGTGATCAAGATAAACAAGATGGTCAAGGTCAACAAAAAGACGGCCAACACGATCATGGCGGAGACCAGCCATGCGATCATAATGGACAAGGGCAGGGTCAAGGAAATGGTCAAGGTTCGGGCCAAGGCGATTCACCGGGACAAGGACAAAGCTGCAACGGCGATGGGCCATGTGATAATTGCGGAGGTGGTGTAGATATATTTGGAATTGGTGGAACGGTAGATGATCATATGGATTCACAAGAGTCCGAAGAAAAATTAGCGAAAAGAATATCTGATGCAATGGAAGCTGCTCGTAAATTAGCAGGACACGTACCGGCCGCATTAGAAGAAGAATTAGGCAAGTTAACGGCCCCAAAAATAACATGGAAAGATGTAATTAGAACTAGATTACTTAAATCTAGAGCTGGTAATGCAAGAAACGATTGGACTAGATTTAGGACTAGGCCACAATTCTGTGGACTTCTTATACCTAAGAGAAAATCTTATGTAGCTACTTTTGGATGTTTATTGGACTGTTCAGGATCTATGTCGGCAGATGATATAGCCTTTGGATTATCACAACTTCAGTCTCTTGACGATCGCTCTGAAGGCACCATTGTACCTGCCGATGCTACCGTCTACTTTGACAAAGCGATTAAAATTAAAAAATGTAACGTAGAAGAGCTGACTAAAACGAAAGTAGTAGGCAGGGGCGGTACAATGTTCGCCTCTTTTTTTGATGATTATGAAAAAAATATCGGCAAGTGTGATTTCTTAATCATAATTACTGATGGATTCCTACTGGAATCAGATGTTGCTAATATGGTTAATCCGGGGGTCGATGTATTTTGGGTTATTACAAGTGGTTCGGCATTTAATGCTCCCTATGGGAGAGTATTTGATCTACATCAGTAAATTATATTTTGACATGTTTCCAGACTTTATTTTTTGATATATTACTAATTGTAGCGTCAGATACATTATATTCTTTACCAAGTTGAACAAATGTATAAAGATCAGTTGTTAGTTTTTGTTTAATCTCTATTACTTTTTCTACTGTTAATTTAGATCTAGTCCAATTTTGCCCATTAGTTTTTTCTCTTAAGATTAGCAAATCTTTTGTGGCCGTTATCCATGCTTTGCCTCTAACTATCTCGTTAATATTTGATCGATTTAATCCATAAATAGCTGATAAGCTATCACAGCTAGTTGAAATATCACTATGATATGATATAAATATAGCGCGGGCTATTTCATTTGTTATTTTGCTAGCGGGGTTTTTATCACCCATTTTTTCGATAGAAAATTGTTGTATTAAGCCTTCTGAATGTTTCGGCCCCAATTTACCTAAATTAGCTTTTGATATTTTACGTTTTGTTTCTTCGGAGCATTTGCCGTTAGTGCCGGCAACAGCACGCTTATTATATCCGAATTTTCTATTCATAGAATTATATTTAGTTATAAAAAAATCTTCCCAATAATTAGCTATTTCTTGTGTGTTTGCAGAAATTAAAACTTCATAATAAAAATTTTCACGTCCATGTTTATTCAAAGCGTTGAATAAATGTGGTTGACTTTTATTGTAGGTGCTAAAGCGTCTTTTTAATGGGCGCCATGTTTGTCCTACATATACTTTTTTATTTTGAGTATTTCGCAATAAATAAATCCAACAAATAACGTGACTAGAAAAATCGGCTGATATCATTTTAACTCCAATTTTTAATATAACCAGTTGAACTTTTTCTCGACATAAATAAATTATTAAAATAATGCTCACCGAACGACCCAAACAATGTCCAATATGCAATGGCGAATGGATTATAAGTAAAGCTGCTGGAATTGCAGATTTATCATGTACTGATTTTATGTGTGCTAATTGGAAAAATTGTCAATTATTATTAAAGATAGCTTCGTCATCTTTCTATATAATAAAAACATTTAATAATGGTGGAGGAGTTTGGTGGTGCTCCAATGGTCCGTGCGAAATGAGATTGGCACGAGATGGATTTAAAAAATTAACTTTTGATCCGCCTTTCGATATAGATGAAAAAAGATTAAGGCTACTTCTGGTTTTTAGTTGATTTAGAAAGGTATATATTGATATGATTGTAAATGAAATAAAACCGCATTCCGAAACTTTCGGCACATTGGACGAAAAATTTTTTAGCATTGCAGATACAGGAGCGATTTTTAATATTTTACGATCTAAAATGTATTCTAACCCAATATTGGCTATTGTAAGAGAATATTCTTGCAATGCAAGAGATTCAATGCGAGAATCTGGTAGGCCCGATGAGCCTATTACTATTCATTTGCCTACGGGGCTAGAGCCAAATTATAAGATTAAAGACACCGGCGTTGGTATTTCCCCTGACCGAATGGAGAATGTATTTATTAAATATACTGCGAGCACAAAAAGAGAAGATAATATACAAACTGGGTCATTTGGTCTTGGCGCTAAATGCGCGTTCAGTGCTGTCGATTCGTTCAGCATCACAACGGTATTTAACAATATCAAATACTCCTACGTCTGTTTTATCGATGAAACCAAAATAGGCAAGATAGCTCTTCTATCAAAAGAAAATACCGAAGAAATAAACAGCACTGAAATATCAATCCCAGTTAAATCAGTTGATTTTAATTTATTCCGCCAATATACGGAGCAAGCCTGCCGTCATTGGACTGTCAAACCAATCATTACTGGTGCCAACTTAGAATGGCAAACATTTTCTAAAATTATTGAAGGAAAAAATTGGGCTATTGCCGCTAATAATAATTCCTATGGCTATGAACATCTTCCTAAATTAGTTATTGATGGTATCGAATATCCTTTAGAAATAGAAGCTCTTAGAAAATATGCTGACACAAAACTAATTGATGTTTGTCGTGGCACACTTATTATGTATTTTGGTATAGGCGAGTTAAGTCTTTCTGCTAATCGTGAACAAATTTATTTAGATAAACAAACGCAAGAAAAAATCAAAAATCGTTTAACAGACATAACTTTAGAAATGAAAAAGTTAGTAGATAATAAAATTAGTAGTTTTCCAAACTTATGGGACGCTAACGTTTATTATCGTAAAGAATTAGCTGATGCATTTTCTTCATTAAGTTTTTTGGGAAAATTAACTTGGAGAAATTATCCTTTACATGATAAATATGTAAAGCTTGATTGTCGTATTTATTCATATATGTATCATTCTAGATGGTCTCGCAAAGATAATGCGGAGATTAAAAAATTACGGTGTGCAGTTAATGGTAGCATAGAGTTTTCAGAAAATAGTGCCTTGTATGTAAATGACTTGTCGATTCAAAATTTGACACCTCGTCATATTAAGAAGGCATTTGAGAATAACCCTACTTTAGAAAGCATACAAGTAATTTGCCCTAATGACAAACAATCAGAAGAAGATCTAAATCTAAAAATTAATTTAGATCAGATGGCTCCAAAAAAATTATCTACAATTACCAAAGTATCTTCTCGTGTTTATACCTCATCCGTAGCTCGACTTTTAATTTTTAAGTTTGACACAGACACTTGCGTTTTTCGTCAGGTGAGTTATGCTATGATGGAAGAAGATACCAATAGCAAAGTATTATGTTTATTGAATCGCACAGCAAGTTTTGACAGCCGTGTACCTATTACAACCAATGGTAATTGTTTTGCAACAAGCGCGCTTCAATCTTTATCAAAATTAAATGCAAATACTTCTTTTTATGGGGTAGATAAAGATACTGATAAAACAAGGATAGTTGAAGAGTTTTCTGAGTTTAAAACATTGGATGCTTTTATTGATGAAAAAGTATTGAATAATAAGTCAACTGATTACACCGCAATTAAATTTGCCAAACATAATGCTCATAAAATAGACGATACATTGTTAGATAACATAAAGGAATTTCAATTATTGATTGATAAAAAAAGTTTATTTATGAAGCGTCTTGCTCTTCATGATAGTCTTAAAAAAATAAGTCAATACGATAAAAATTTGTTAGATATATACGAATTAGTTAAGGGTATTATTACGGATTTAGATATTACCCGTTTTGTAAAAAATAATCCTGATTTGGATATTGACAAGTGTAATAAAGAATATGATAATAAATATCCATTATTTGGGCTAATTGATAGATATGTTTCACAATATATAAAGCATATGGCACAATACGTAAACATGATAGATAAGATTTAATAAGGAGAATAGTATGTCTAAAAGAGTAAGTTTCTTGATAACTGATAGCAATGTTACTGTGAATTATGATGGGGAAACTCACATAGTGAAAAGATCTGATGGCTTAGCAGATAAGCTCATCAAGGCATTAAAAGAAAATAGATTGGATGAGATTCCTAATTTAGTTTCAGTTGCTAAAAGAGTTGAAACTTTTTCCAATGGTGCATTCGCAGTAAAGAACGGAAGAGTTCAAGTTAATGGTGTTGATGCTCCTCAAGTCCTGAGCGATAAGATTGTTAAGTTTGCTAATGAAGGATTGCCATTTCAGCCATTGTTAAAGTTTGCCGAGAAACTTTCCTTGAATCCTTCTTTCAGGGCGGTTAATGAATTGTATTCTTTCTTGGAGAAAAACGATCATCCTATAACCGAAAGTGGTAATTTTATTTGTTATAAACGAGTAAGTGCTAATTTTATGGATATTCACAGTGGAACCTTCGATAATTCGGTAGGTAATGTTGTATCAATTCCTCGTAATCAAGTTGATGAGGATTGCAATAAAACTTGTTCGACAGGGCTTCACGTTAGTTCATGGGATTACGCGCATACACAATATGGTAGCCAAAATAATAGAGA